GCCTTGGTTTGGGCATCCTGCGCCTTGATCTGGAGTTCCTGCTGTTGCATTTGGATCAATGGATCTTGGGCTTGTTGCTGTGCCTGAGCCTGCTGGGCTTGAGCTTGGTTGGTTTGTAAGAGCTGAACAGATGCTTTAGCACTCAATCTAGCCAACTGAGCCTCTGCCTCGGGAGGCAATGGTGTATCAGGAGCGGGCATAGCCACACCCATCTGATCTTGGATTTTGGATCTATAGGAGAACGCCAAATGCTCACAGATGTGTGCATGGATTGCAGCCATCATTTGCTGCGCCATTGGGTTCTGCCCCACTTGCTGGGCAATCATAGGATCTTGCATGAAGGTGGTATGAACCGCTATGTGTGCATCATGATCTTGATAGATAAATGCTTTGGTTGGCTCACCCTTAAGGAATCCCATGTTCTCGGAAATAGGATCTTTTGGCACTTCATCATCTTCTACGGGTACAAGTTTCTCTGCGTTTTTGACCCCAAGAACCTCAATCATCTGCCTATGCAATTGGGGTAGGTTATAGATCTGAGGCGCAGATTGACTTAACTGGATTACAGCTTGGTACTGCATGATCCTTTGAGCCATCGTAGAGCTGTTGGGATCTGATACAGGGACAATATCGACTATGTCGTAGTCCTGCCTGCTGGCAAAATGTCCATCTCCAGATTTAAAATCTCTCTCATCTGGGGCGTAAGTCTTGATGATTTCCTTGAGCAGGTTGAACTCTTGTTTCATGGAGTAATGAACTCGAGCTTGCACCGCAGACATTGTCTTTAAAGTACGCTCTAGCAGAGCCAAGGTAGTCCCTACCGGAGCATTGGCAGACATGTCAGAGATTTGTAAGTCTCCAATGGAGCCTAATCTGCGTCCTTCATCAGTGATCTGGTTTAAGAGCGTCAGAAGAGTCTGGCTGGGTTCCTTGTAAGGAAGTGCCATCAGGTTATCTTTGATAGCCCCGCTCGGTACGTCCACATCTCTCCACTCACCGGGAGCTATTGGGGTGTCGTCTCCCTTGATTCTTGCGCCTCTTGCTTTGAGACCGCCCGGCAGATTTGACAATGTTCCAGAATCGACCAGTTGACGAATGAGCGATGTCCCAGCCCGAGCATAACCACCGATAATGTGAATAAGCCCCAGACCATAGAAACCAAAACCGGGTATATAACAATAGTCAACAAAATGTTGGCGGCGGAGTTTGAGTTCATCATTTTCTTCCCAGTTTCTATAAATAGATAAAACCTTATTTGTACCCCTGTCTATGGTGATGACATAAGGCACAGCAATCCCTGTAGGCTCTCCATCTTCATCCAGATCTTCTAAACCTTCAATGTCCCAGTCCGTGCAGATCTCTAAGAATTGATATCTATCATCGTCCAAAGCTTTGTAACCCTGTTGGTTTGCTTTTTTCTTCTCGATGTCTGACATGATGTTGGTAGGCTCCCCGAGATCTAAATCTCTATAGAACCCGCTGGCTTGTAGCTTCTTCAGTTCATTCTTGGTCTTACGCATCACGTGCGTTACACGTTCTGCCGTCCTAAGACTAGAAGCACCGTAAGGGACAATCACATCTTCTGAGGTGACATAGCTGGAAACTCCCCTACCAAGGATAGGATCATCATAGACTTTCTTAAATCCTGAGCCTGATAAACCCAAACCAAACAACAATCTTTCATGTTCTGGTCTGTACTCAGGCATCTTCTCTGTGATTTTGTAGTTCATGTCGGTCTCAACACGAACCGCAGCTTCTTCATCTTCTTTGGTAGGATTGCCAAAGATCTCTGATTTAACTGGCCCAGCAGCAGGAAAAGACTCCATGATGGATTCAGCTTGGAAACGAATACCAGCTTCGGTAAGAACTGTGGAATAAACACCACAAGCACCGTTCCAAGGCTCTGTTCTTTCCTCATACTTCAACCCCAGAACCTCTAAGCCTTTGACATAGGTCTCAGCCCAGTCTGCCCTTGAATTGATGTCTGCGTCTATCAGTCCAACCAATTCAGAACCAATAGACTGTAGAACTCTTTCATCTAAAACCTCTGCAAGGTTCTGACCAAAGTCTCCGCTATAGTCTTGACCCGGCTCCAGTTCAATATCAATACCGTCTGCGTGGATGGATACCGCCTCGGGATCCTCTATTTCAATCTGTATATCTGGTTCTAAAGAATCAATCCCCTCTGGGGCTTGGTATAAAGCTTTGTCGATGCTCATTAGTAATACTCCAATTTACGTCTGTAATAGATAGGTTCATCCTCTTCATCTGAATCGATGGTGATAAAACCTCCTTGTCTAAAACGCAACAAAGCCTGAGAGCTTGAGTCAACAAGGTCATCATGGTCTCCGTTGGGAAAAGATGCCATTTCTTCCATGACCTCATCCGCCCATCTTGTATCTGGACACCACACTGCACCCGAAGCAAATAGATCAGATATTGCGTTTACACGGGCTATCTTATCGCTTCCTTTGCCCGGCGTATACTCCGATAAAGGAATTCCCATCCTTCTAAGCTCATAAATCAAAGGCGCTCCAGCAGCTTTCTTCTCAATGATCAAGGTGTCTGGATTCCATAGCTTCCATAACTCCATAGCTTTTGATTTAAGTTCAGGAAACTCCATCCTTTGTTTAAACGCATCCAATAATATTATATTTGGCTTTGCATTGCCACGGGAATCTGGATGGTAGAACACTCCCCATGTGGTACAAGCAGAATAATCTGCCCTGTTTGACTTCTCAAACGCTGTATCCCAGCTTTGAATCAAATAATCACAGCTTGGCGGTGTCTCATCTTCCCAAATCTTCCACATATCACGCTTGATGATCGCACCTTCTTCAGATGTGGGGTTCTGTTGGTACTGCGCTTCCCATTTGGAAACTGGCAACTCACTTTTCAGGGCTTCTAAGGCATCTTTTGACCAAAACCCGGGCCATAAAGGAGTTCCTGACGGCAAAATAGCAGGAAAATCAATGATCTCCCACTGATCTACACCCTCTTTTGATTGATTCTTAAGGATTTGCCCAGTCAAATCCCTCTTAGACCAGCGAGTCATCACAATAATAATGGCTCCACCGGGCTGTAAACGCTGTCTAGGCCCAGATGTATACCATTCATACACATTATCAAACACCGCAGGATTGCCTTGCTTGGCTTCCTGCTCAGAATGTGGATCATCAATGATCAATAAATCTGCGCCCTTACCTGTAACAGCACCGCCAACGCCGATAGCAAAGTAGTCCCCGCCCATATGAGTGTTCCATCGTCCAGCAGCCTTGCTATCCGAAGATAGCTTCGTTTCAAATACCTTTTTATATTCATCTGACCCTACCAAATTCCTAACTTTCCTACCAAACCCAACAGCCAATTCTGCGGTGTGTGCAGTCTGGATGATCTTTTTCTCCGGATACTTACCCAAAAACCACGAAGGAAGCAGATAAGAAGCAAACTCAGACTTGGTATGCCTTGGAGGCATATTGATAATCAACCTCTTTAACTCTCCAGCAGCAACCCTCTCAAAAGCATCTGCCATGATCTGGTGATGCTTACCCGATATAAACACGGGCCACATCTGAGAAGCAAAGAAGATAAAAGACTCCCTGCACCTCTCTACCCTGTCATACTCCAATAATTGTCTTATCTTGTTCTGCTCCGCTTCCTCTACCTTATCCACTATAGATAAGTAGCCAGCTATCTCCGTCTTGGTGAGCAGTGTCATAGCTTAGATATCTTTTTAACAGATCTATCCAGTACCCTAACACTTCTCGCCTTATGTGGCTTGATAAGAACTGCGCCTTCGTTGATCAGCTTATGGATAACCCTATGTATATTGCTTTTAGACTTCATACCCAATCCTCTAGCTACAACAGCATAAGATGGCGCTATACCGTGTAAACGGGTATACGCCTTGATGAAGTCCAACACCAATCTATCTTTTTCAGTTACCGAAGCTTTCACTGTTTATTCCTCCAGTACATAGTTTAAACGCATGTGAGAACGTTCGCAAGTCTTTTTTTTCAAAATATATATAGTGGGGGTAGGGAGATTAGAAATGATATGGGGGTATTTGTAGGAGCGGATTAGTGAGCAGTAGGCAGGAGGGACGTTGCAACGCTGGACGGGGGGTGGCGGTACGGTGGGGTGTCGCCCCTGACGTTTACACGCAAGCCGTTTACACGCATCACTGGAGCGTTGGCGAGATGCCAGTAGAGGGAGCATCACTTCGCTTGGGCTTGACGTTGTCCAGTAGCTTTAAGTGCGTGGCAAGCTCTCTCTTCAATTGATCAGGCGTTGATTGCTTGACCTCTGTCTGCGTCTTGTCGATGAAGAGACCGACCGACTTCCCGAGCAGTTCCAGTGCTTTTAATTTAGTACCTTCTTGTCGAGCATCCTTGCTATGCGCTAGAAGTTGTTTCAATACATATCGTTTAGTCGATGCCACATCTTCCGACAAGTGTTCGATGGTCTCTTCCACTCCATCGTTGACGATCCTCTTGATCCTCACATCCTTGGCGAGCTTTGATGCATTTGCCATCACGCATGCATCTGTTGCATTGCTATTTGGATAGCTCTCCCTGTACGCAACCTTAAGGGTTGCTCCTCTGATAAGACAGTTTGCAAATGCCATTTGCTGAGCCGTCAACGGACGTTGTCTCTTATGCTCTGATCCTACAGGTTGACCATCCTTACGTATCTTAGGACTCTCTGCGTTCAGTGCCAACCGATCCGCTACGCTGAGTTGCCCCGCATCCAATACCTGATCAATTTGGTCAAGCTCTTCAAGCTTTGCCAAGTAGTCCTCTGATGTAGTTTTATTCATGTTTAAACACTCCCCTAATTAATATGACCACGCACTCACTGGAACTGATTATATAAACAGTGTCGTTCTTGTCAACACCTTATCCACACCCTGTGCATAAGTTAAAAGTTATCCACAGGATGTTATTCACAGCTTATACCCA